CTTTAGATAATTCTAAAGGTACCATACCGGAACTCATCAACCCGCTTTTATTTGATGTTGCATTCCCAATCAGTTCTCCCAGGTCGAGATTATAAGATTAATATTGTCGAATTTGATTATTTTGGAGGAAATAGCTAAATTTAAAATAAAAATATGCTAGAGAAGATACGATACAGGTTGGTCTTTAACCGCCAAAAGAAACTGAATAAGCAAGGCACGGCCCTTGTACAGGTTGAAGCTTATTTAAATCAAAGGAAAATCTACCTGAAGACCAATGTTTACCTCAAGCCTGAATGCTGGAGTCGTGAGGGGGCACAAGTCATTAACCATCCTCAGTCAAATGAGTTGAACGCAATGTTATATGAGCATATATTAGAGCTGCAAGCCATAGAACTAGGGTATTGGAAACGAGGGGTTGAAGTAACATTATCACTTTTGAAAGAGGCGGTCAGAAAAGGAATACGTCCTTCTGTGTCATTTCTCAAATTTGCAAAAACAGTTATAGAAACTTCAGATCGCAGACAAAGTACGAAGGATAATATGATGACTACAGTGACATTATTGAGAGAATTTCGTACTATAATCGACTTTTCAGATCTGACTTATACTTTCCTAAAAGATTTTGAAAATTTTCTTCGAATTAGAGGGTTGCAGGTAAATACTATCCATAAGCACATGCGCCAATTACGGACACTTGTCAATGAAGCAATCAATCAGGGATATATTACACAAGAAGCGTATCCATTTAAAAAATATAAGTTGAAAAAAGAAAAAAAAGAACATCATTTCCTGTTGCCGGATGAGCTGAAGAAGTTGGAACGGTTACAAGTTGATGAGAAGTATCCCAACCATAGGCATATATTAGATGCTTTTCTTTTTTGTTGTTATGTCGGTCTGCGATTTTCGGATTTTTGCCAACTTAATTACAAGAATCTGGTGAGCATTGACGGGCATGAATGGTTGTGCTTGAATAGTGTCAAGACCGGTATCAAGTTGAATATTCCGCTCTATCTTTTATTTTCCGGTAAGGCATTGAAAATCTTGCATAAGTACGACCGGATTGAAGAACTGGCGGCGTTAGGCTGTAATTCCGAAACCAACCGAACATTGACTAAGCTGGCCGGTTCCGCCGGCATTGAAAAGAAGTTCACCTTCCACACCGCCCGCCACACATGTGCCACCTTATTGGTGCATCAAGGTGTTCCGATTACGACAGTCCAGCGATTGCTGGGGCATACTTCAGTCAAAACCACACAGATTTATTCCGAGGTGATGGACGAAACCATGATTAAAGATCTGATGCGAGCTAATAAGAAGCACCATCGAGAACGGTATTCAGTGTAAAATAAAATCATGGCAGAAACGGTTCTCCTGGCTAAAAAATACAGATTCTGATAGATTTCATAGATATCCTATCTATTTTATATTTTATTTTTAGCCCTTGGGCATAACCGATCAATTTGTTATCATGATTGGTCGTTTTTTTTAGAGGAGTGTTGTCGCACTGATTTTTTTTGTCAAAGCTAAAGGATTTTTTTGCTGGAGGATAATAATTTTTACAAATGGATTATCCCCCACAGATAATCATATCCTTTTTTGTCTTTTTGCATTTCGAATAGTAGAGCGTTCTTTGTTTAAAAAAACAGGAGATATGAAAAAGGAGACTAAAGAAGATGTACAGATTTGTACGGCGGTGGGTATGTTGATCGCAGGTGTTAGTCTGTCTGTCGCTGGATTTATCGTGGAGCCGACCGGCCAGATACATGACTCGGTTTTGTGGTTCTTCGCCCAATGCCTGATTTATGCAGGTAGCATATTCGGGGTGGCGGTGTATGTGAACACCAAGTTTAACTACCTAGTTGACAAGATTAAAATTAAAGAAGAGGAAAAGAAAAATGGCTGACGTAAGAAAACTTGCACCGTTTATTCTGAAATGGGAAGGCGGTTTTGTAAATGACCCTGACGATTTGGGAGGGGCTACCAATATGGGAGTGACTATCGGAACCTATGAGGCATATTGCCGAAAGAAAGGATATTCCAAGCCTACAGTTGAAAGATTGAAAAATCTCACAAAAGAGGAATGGACGGAAATCTTGAAAACCATGTACTGGGACAGATGGAAGGCTGATGAGATAAAATCGCAATCAGTTGCTGATATATTGGTTGATTGGGTCTGGGCATCCGGTGCGCACGGAATTAAGATTCCTCAACGCTTGCTTGGTGTTACAGTGGATGGCATTGTAGGTCCCAAGAGCATTGCCGCAGTTAATTCCCGTAATCCGCGTGAACTGTTTGACCAGATCAAGATTGCACGGTTTGATTTTATCGAGGATATATGCCGGAAACGCCCAGCAAACAACAAGTTCAAACGGGGGTGGATGAACCGCATAAATGATATCTCTTATGTTGGTTAGAATTATGAACTGGGTAAGCCAGCAATATATGCCGGCTCCTTTCATGTGTCTGTTCCTGCTGTTCGGATCATGTGGCAGCTCGCATAAATCTGTCAAGTCCGATACAGAAGTAATCAGGAAGGATAGTACCAGTGAATCAGTCAACATCATACATGGGTCTGCTACTTCTTTAAGAGAGCTGATAACCACTAATGGCAACTATGTAATTGATTTCTGTATCTATGATACCCGAAAACCGCCCGATAGCCTGACCGGGAAACCTCCGTTATTGGCAGACGGTCATGTGGAAGGTGATTTCAGCAAGAATAAAAGGAAGGAAACTGCAATCAAAGACAGTACGGAAGTGAAAGCTGACAAGGAAACCACTTCCACCAAACATGAAGAAACCAAGACTGAAGGGGTAAAGGATAAAAAAGAATCCACTTTGCTTAAACAAATCGGTTTTGCCTGTGTTTGTGTAACCGTTTTGATTGTCGTTATGCTGATAGTAAAGCATTGGCGCAATAGACAATCTTCATCATAAGACTTTAAATTTATAAATTGGACTGCCCCAGCTCGTGATGAGTCGGGGCTATTTTTGTTATCTTTGCCGGAACTAACATTAACTTATGTATTATGGCTGAAAAAAAAGAATCTTATTCCGAAGAGGAATTGAATGAAATGATCGTATGGTTCAACAACCATGCTGATGAACTTCCCAAAGAAATGCAGATTAACAAATCCGCTTTCACACCGGATTTGAAACTTACTGTTGAATCCTGTATCATGCAAGCCAAGCAATGTCTGGGCAACTATAAGATGGCCGGAGCTTTTAGATTACTTCAACAAATCAAAGCGAAGATTGAGGATAATAAATAAAATCTCATATTTTACTTTTTTTAGAATATCAAGCGGCCCAGCGACGGGTAACCGCTTGATATCTGCTTACTAAAAATCTCCTTGATAATTTTTTATAAGATCATTGGCTTCCTGTATATCATGAGGCGTGTAAATATCTGTCATCAATATACTGCTGTGACGAGCTTGGTCACGTACGCTTAACACATCATAATGTCGTAACATATTCGTTATACCTGTATCTTTTAAGGAATAAAACTTATATTGGGCGGAAAGCTTTAAATCTTTTCTGAGATGATGTGCCCACCAGTCCCGGAACATTTTTTCAGATCTTTTTGTTTTACCGGGACGAAACCCGTCAGAGAATAAATAATAATCACCGGGATTGTTGAAAATGTGCAGGTCCAACATGAGATGTATGACTTTTGATGGTAATGTAATAGTGCCATCTTTGCGATTTTTTGATATATTGTCTGATACGAATATTGTTTGCTTTTTCAAACTTATATCGTTTAATCTCAATCCTACCATTTCCGCCGGTCGGATAAAACAATAGTATAGAATATAGCTTGCCAGCAACATATAGGGGTTATGGTTCTTTAAGTAGTCGCTCACTTTTGCAAGTGTTTCCGGTGGCAGGATGTTGCGTAGCTTTTTTTTCCCTTTTCTTCCCAGACTACTGATCCCGGCTGTTGGATTCTGTGTTAAATAGTTATGGTTCAGACAGAAGGTGGAAAAAGACTTCAAAAAACCGAGATAGTTATCGCGCGTAAATGCAGTGTTATCCCTAGTTATATACACTTCGTCAAGCAGCATAACACAAAAATCCTTATCAAATTGGTAAATGTAGGTGATAGGGACCTTTTTCTCTTCATTGAAGATTTCCATATTACGAAGGTAGGAGCTATAAGATTTGATCGTTTCTTGTCGGTATCTCCCGTCCCTTTGCATTTTGGCGAGAAAAGTGCGGTATTTGTCTATTACATCTTTGAACAGTAGAAAGGCGTTGCCGCATTCTTGCTCAATCCAAGGATTCCATCCTGTTGCGAGTTTTTCTGATAGTCTGTTGATGCATCCTTTGGCGTATGCCCTTCTTTCCTTAACGGATTTGATGAAGTTCAGTTTGATCTTTTTCCGTTTCATCACTCCGTCAACAGGATTGAATGCGTAAAAGTCAATGTACCAATCTTTACCCGTATGTAATATAGGTGGTGTGTAACTCTTGATTTCTTGGATTTTGGACATTTTTTTTTATTTGTTTTTGCTAACAGCAGAAACAAATGGTTAATAATTCCCGTCCCGATTTCGTCCCGGCGGATTTGCTAAAAATGAGATAAGCCACTGACTTTCAGTGGCTTATCCTTTACAGTGTCGGAATGAGGCGACTCGAACGCCCGACCCCTACGTCCCGAACGTAGTGCGCTACCAACTGCGCTACATTCCGTTTCTGTTTTGCGAGTGCAAAGGTAAAGCATTTTTTTGAAATCAAAAAGAATTTCATAGAAAATTTGCAAAAAATTTGTAGAATCAAAAAATATGCCTACCTTTGCAACCGAAAACAAGAAACAATAGTTTCTGAGAGGTCTTCTATTACAAAGTGAAAAGCTCTACCGATAACCATTTTGGTGCCATAGCTCAGTTGGTAGAGCAAAGGACTGAAAATCCTTGTGTCCCCGGTTCGATTCCTGGTGGCACCACCAAAAAAGCTTTCACTTTTAGAAAACCCTTG